ATGACCGATCAGGAAATGCTGCAGCAGGTGCAGGAACGCATCGCCGAAGAACAGCAAGGCCAGCCCTCCAACGACGGCCCCAAGCTGGACAAGCATGGCCTCCCCATACCGAAGCCGGACTTTGTGGAACGCTGCCTCTATGCCAACGAGCTGGGCGACGGTCTCCTGTTCTCCTACCTTTTCAAGGGCCGCCATGCCTATGTGGGCCAGGCAGACGAGTGGATCTGGTGGTCCGGGCACCACTGGTCTGTAGATCTCATCGAGAAGGGACACCGGGCCCGGGCGGATGTGGAGCATGTGGCTCAGGCCTACTACACCACCGGGGCTCACTTTGACCGGCTGGCTAAGGATGCCGAGCGCGACGGCGACAAGGAGTCGGCTGGACGTCTCAAGGCCAAGGCCGAGAAGATGAAGGCCCGGGCTGCCCGCTTGCGAACCGAGACCGGGCGCAAGCGCTGTCTCGAATTTGCCAAGACCAACCTGGAGAGCCCGCTGGCCATCGCCGGTGATGAGATCGACCGAGACCCATGGTCGCTGCCCATGGCGAATGGCGTTGTGGACCTGCGCACGGGGGAGATACGCCCGGGCCGCCCGGACGACTGGCTGGTGAAAAGCAGCCCGGTGGAGTGGCAGGGCATCGATGCCCCTTGCCCTCACTGGGAGCACTTCGTCACCGAGATCATGGGCGATGACCCGGAGATGGCGGCTTTCCTCCAGCGCGTCTTCGGGTATGGCGTCACCGGTCTGGCCCGCGAGCACATCTTCCTGGTGCTGTTCGGGCGTGGCCGCAACGGCAAGGGCATCATGACCGAGGTAATCCAGACCGTGCTCGGTGGACAGAACGCCACCACGGCTCTGGCCGGACCGGTGCAGTCCGAGATGCTGCTCGACCAGGGCAAGAACCGCAGTGCCGCCGGGCCCAGCCCGGACATCATGTCTCTGCGCGGTCTGCGTATCGCTTTTGCCTCGGAGACTGACGAGGGCCAGCGATTCAGCCCGGCCCGCGTGAAGTGGTTCAGCGGCGGCGAGACCCTGACGGGCCGCTATCCGCACGACAAGCGCAACGTCAGTTTCGCGCCCACCCACCTGCTGGCCCTGCTGACCAACCACAAGCCCCATGCTCCGGCCAGCGACTTTGCCTTCTGGGAGCGCCTGCTGCTGGTGGACTTCCCCCTGTCCTTTGTGGATCGCAAGCCGCAAAACGAGAACGAGCGCCCCATGGACAAGGGGCTGAAGGACCGCTTGCTGCAGGAGCTGCCGGGCATAGCGGCATGGCTGGTACGCGGCTGTCTGGAGTGGCAGCGCGTGGGCATCGCGCCTCCGGCCAAGGTGCGCGAGGCAACCTCGGAGTACCGGCGCGACGAGGATCTGCTGGCCGACTTCGTGGACGAATGCTGCGACCTGCAGCAGGAAGGCCAGCCCGAAATCCGGTCCAAGGCGTCAGACCTCTACGATGCCTTCTGCGCGTGGTTCAAGCGCAACGTGTCCGCCAAAAAGACCATTTCTCAGAAGGCCTTCGGCAAGATGATGCTGGAACGCTTCCAGCGCGAGCGGAAGGGGGGCACCTACTACTATTTTGGGGTGAGCGTCTCTCCGCACGCCCAGCTGGAGCTGGACCAGGAAGAGTAGCAGGACCATTGCAGGCCCATCGCGGGCGGCTTTTTTTGACCGTCCTTTACCTAACTGCTTGGCATCAAAGCAGATTCTTCGACTGTAGGAGTATGTGACCTTTCGACTGCTATTTTCCCCTGTATGCGCGCCAGCGCTTTTTCATCATGAATTTACACCATCATGGTCCCATACTCCTGATTAAAAAAAACAGACTTAAAAAACAGCATGTTGAATGCCATGACCATGCAAGACCTTGGCAGGAGCTTGGTGATGATTGAACGCCTCATCCAGGATCGCGGCCTGAAGGCCGTCAAGGTGGCCGGGACCCACGGCGGCGAATGGGCTTGCCCCTGCCCAGCCTGTGGCGGGAAGGACCGCTTCCGCTTCTGGCCTGCCCAGGGCGAAGGCGGGACATGGTACTGCCGCCAGTGCGACAAGGGGGGCGACAGCATCCAGTTCCTGCGCGAGTTCGAGGGCCTGAGCTACGCAGAAGCCTGCCGCCGTCTGGGCGTGGAGAGGACGGCGGCCCCCACCAGCATCATGCCCAAGGCCGACAAGGCGGAGCGCCCGTGGGAGCCTTCCCCCACGCCTGCCGATCCCGGCCCCGTCTGGCAGGCGCACGCCGCCAAACTGCTGGACTATGCCCATGCCCGGCTGCTGGCTGACGAAGATCGCATGATGTGGCTGGCCATGCGCGGGATCTTCCCAGATGCGGTGGAACGCTTCCGTCTGGGCTGGCTGCCCGGCGAGAACGGCAAGGACTGCTACCACCGGGATCGCGGCGCGTGGGGCCTGCCGCCGGAGACCAATGCCCGCGGCCGGAAGAAGTCCCTCTGGATACCGGCAGGGCTGGTGATCCCTGCTCTGACCGAAGACGGCGCGGTGCGGCGCCTGCGCATCCGGCGCACGGATGAGGCCCGGGAACGCTTCGGGGCGGACATGAAGTACGTGGTGGTGCCGGGCTCCAGCATGCGGCCGCTGCTGCTGCGGCCCGAGGCCAGGGCTTTCGTGGTGGTGGAGGCGGAGCTGGACGCCATGGCCTGTGTGGCGGCGGCTCTGGATGCCGGGCTGGATGTGGGCGCCTTCGCTGCCGGGACCAACATGGGGCGGCCGGATGCCGCGGCCCATGCCGTGCTGCGCCGTGCCCTCTGCATCCTCGTGGCGCTGGACTTCGACCAGCCCGACGAGAAAGGGCAGCGGGCCGGGGCCAAGGGCATGCCCTTCTGGGCAAGGACCTACCGCACGGCCCGCCGCTGGCCGGTCCCCAAGGGCAAAGACCCCGGGGACGCATTCCGGGAAGGCTGGAATCTGGCGGACTGGATACGCATCGGGCTGCCCCCTGTTTTCGCGCCTGCGCCTGTGCAGGAGGCCCCAGCACCCCTCCCTGTGGCCCCTGCCCCGGAAAAAAAGCAGGCCCGTGAGACCATGGGCGCTGGACGGATGGACGACAAGGGGGGCGGGAAGAAAAAAGCGACGGCTGCCGGGGCATGGGGCGGTGTGGAGTGGCTGACCCACCCCATCGGCCCGCGCGACAGCCTCCAGGTACTGGCCCGGGCGGGGCTGGAGGCTCGGCCCACCAGTGACGGCGACTACGAGATCTACGGGCAGGAGCGATGGCCCCAGCGAGATCAGGCCCGGCTCATGGGCTGGCTGCGGCGCTTCGGCCAGTGGGTCTGGCAAGCGCTGTACGACGATGCAAAAGGCTCATAAAGGGAGGCACCATGCAGGAACACAACGACAGGGAAAGAGGCACGGCCCGCGTCTATAAAACGCAGCTGGATGCCGTGGCCTATCTCAAGGACGCGGGCTACAAATGCAGCAAGAGCCAGTTCAACCGGGACGTGAAGGCCCGCAAGGTCCCCCGGACCCCGGAAGGCTGGTTCGATGAGACCGCCCTGCTGGGCTATGCCAATGCCAATCTGACGCCAGCCGGTCAGGTGGCGGACCGGCAGCTGGCCGATGCCACCACCAGCCGCCTGTCGGCAGACGCGCAGCTCAAGCGCTACCAGGCGGAGCGGGCGCGCCTGAAGCTGGAGAAGGAGCAGGGCCTGCTCATGCCCCGGGCCGAACATGAGCGCGATCTGGGCGCCCGTGCCCTGTTTTTCAGGAACGAGGTACGCAACTTCATCCACCTGCATGGCGCCACCCTGATCCACCTGGTGGGCGGCGATGAAGGCCGGCTGCGCGAGCTGGTGCAGTGGTGGATGGAGACCACGGAGATCTGGATGGATGCCTGGAGCGGCGAGAGGGAGTTTGTGGTCAACGAAGAAGACGACGGCGCGGATGCGGACGCGCCGGGTGAGGAGGATGCGTGAAGATCCGGTTTTGTGAGGCCGAACGCCGGGTATTTGCCCGACGTGAAAAGCTGACCGTCTCGCAATGGGCCAGCAAGTACCTGATCGTGCAGGACGGCATCTACCGCGGCAGCCCGCTGCGGCTGGATGTATCGCCCTTCCTGCGCGGTCCCATGGACGCCTACTCACGTCCAGGTGTGCGCGAGGTGGTGGTCTGCGGTTCCCTGCAGGTAGGCAAGACGCTGCTGCTCTATGCCTGCCTGGGATGGTCCATGGACTACCGTCCGGGCATCAAGATGCTGGCCATGCCCACCCGCGAGTCCCGCGACCGCGTGGTGGAGAAGAAACTGCGGCCCATGCTCCAGGGCAGCCCCGTGCTGCGGCGCATGGTAGCCAAGTACCGGCGCGAGAACATCCTGCTCAAGGACGGCACCAGCATCGAGCTGGCCACGGCCGAATCTCCCAGCCAGCGCGCGTCCATCACCGTGCAGGATCTGTTCGTGGACGAAGAGGACCTCTACAGCCGCAGCGGGGACTCCTCCCCTCTGGAGGATTTCAAGGGCCGCACGCGCTCCTACGGCGACTTCGCCAAGATCATCCGGGCCTGCCAGCCCAAGGGGGACGAAAGCTCGTCCATCTGGACAGGCATCACCAGACAGGTGGACCAGCTCATGTGCTACGAGGTGGTCTGCCCTGCCTGCCGTCATCAGCACCTCATGGACGTGGACCGGATCGTGGTCCCCGACGGAGAGACGGATCCGCGCCTGATCCGCTCCCGCAAACTGGCGCGGTACCGCTGCCCGCATTGCCAGTACCTCTGGAGCGATCATGCCCGCGACCTGGCTGTGGCCTCCGGGCGCTGGCGCCCCTATGTCTGGACCGGGGCGGCCTTCGAACCCGGCCCGGACGTCCGCGATGCCCGCAGCATCGGTTTTCACCTGCCCGCGGTCCTGTCCCGTTTCGTCAGCCTCTCGGATCTGGCGGCCCGGCGTATCCTGGCCGGGAACGATGACCCGGCCCAGCAGCGCCAGTACCACAATGACGACCTGGGCATGCCGTGGTCGCCGGTGGAACTCCAGACCGATGTGGACCGTCTGCTGGAGCTCCGTGATCCGCACCTGCCGCCGCGCACGGTGCCTCACGGCGCGGTGGCCCTGACCTGCGGCATCGACGTGCAGAAGCGCGGCTTCTGGTATCTGGTCCGGGCGTGGATGCCGACCATGGCCAGCTATGTCATCGACTACGGCTACCTGGGCAGCTGGGATGACGTCCAGGCCCTGGTCTTCGACACCTGCTACCCGGTGCAGGGGCCTGACGGCAGCGACGTGGGCGAGCGCATGCCCATCTGGCGGGCCTGCATCGACTCCGGCGGTACCGAGACCGAAGGCGTCTATACCCGCACGGAAGAAGTCTACATGTGGGTGCGGGCCAACGGCTGCGGCGTGGTCCATGCCTGCAAGGGCGCCAGCCGCCCGCAGGCCGCACCGGTACGCTGGGTCGTCCGTGAGCGCATGCCGCACAATGGCCGCCCCATCCCCGGCGGCCTGCGGCTCTACCTCATCGACAGCGGCGCCTTCAAGACCACGGACATGGGCCGCATGCTCAACCAGGACAGCCGCCAGCCCCTGCGCTTCCATGCCGGGGCTGATGAAACGCTGGCTTCGCAGCTGTCGGCAGAGCGCATGGTGCGCAAGAACGGGAACCTTGTCTGGGTCCGGGAGCACAAGGACAACCACCTGCTGGACTGCCTTGTGCTGTCTGCCGCTGCAGCGGATGCGTCGTGGACGCCCAGCCTGCCGCACTACATACTGCAATTGCAGGCACAGGCCCGGATGCAGAGCGAAACACCGAGGCCCAGGGCAAAGAAACGCCCGCAGCCGGAAGCCGCGGGCCACAGATGGTAAGGGAGGGAACTATGGCTTTCACGACCACGGACGGACACACGTCCGGCGCTTCGGCCATGCGTGTGGAACAGGGACGGATGCTCTACGGCCTGCGCGAGATCGCGGCCGCCCTGCGCTGCTCGGAAAAAAGCGTGCTGCGCTATGTGGCACGGTACGGACTGCCCGCAGGCAAGATCGGCGGCCGCTGGTGCGCCGATGAAGCCCGCCTGCGGGAATGGCTGGAACGGGGGGTCACATCCGTTGTGACCCCCTCGGTGAAGGGGCTGTTCCGTTCAGCCCCCCCGGCGGAGCAACGATTTTCTCCCGCCCCTTGACACCACTCCCCGCTTCAGGCACCCTGATTTTCCCAACTAGCGAGGCGCGTCTGCCGCCAGCCCTGCTCCCAAAGGCACGGCTATGCAGATATCCATTATTTTTGCAGCCAACTGCTTTGGCAGATTTCGGCGGTATGACGTCCGGGTGTCCGTGAGGCCCCGGCAGCTCGCTAGCTGGGGAGCGTCATATCGCCTTTTTTATTTTCCCATCCCAACTAGCGAGGTGCCTTATGAACACGTCCCACGATTTCAGCGATCTTGGCGAATTGCTGCGCGTCCTGCCTGCCCGTCTGCGGCTGGTGGCCGATTATGTCTTCCGCGAGGATGCGCTGGAACGAGAAGCCGCCGCCGAGCTGCTGGACGAATGCGCCGCACGGCTGGAAGCCCAGCGCGACCGGCTGGCCCGATGCAATGCGGATGTGCTGCACGCCCAGGGCTGCGGCTGCCAGCTGGTGGCCATGCCCACCGCCGGGGAGGTGCGCCATGCCTGATACCACCCTGCCGCTGTTTGAATTTGAGGGCCAGCCCCTGCGCGTGCATCTGGATGACGCCGGAGAACCGTGGTTCGTGGCCAAGGATGCCGCTTTGGCTCTTGATTACGAGTGGAAAGGCATTTCCACCATCGGGCACGTGCCTGCGGAGTGGCGAAGGGTCTATTCCGTTCAGACCCTTCAACGTGGTCTGCAAAACATGCTCACGCTGTCCGAGCCCGGCCTCTACTTTTTCGTGGCCCGCAGCGACAAACCCCGTGCCCTGCCCTTCCAGAAGTGGCTGGCCGGTGAGGTCCTGCCCGCCCTGCGCCGCAAGGGCCATTATGAGATGCCCGGGCGCTCCGGCAGCCGGCCCGTGGACCTCAATCCGGCGGCCCTGCGCCTGCGCCCTGCCCTGCGGGAACGCATCCTCGGCAGCGCCATGCAGTGCGCCCGCCTTATGGGCGCCTCCAGCATGGCCGAGGTGGAGAGCATCTTCTGCCGCTGCTGCGAGCTGGTGGCCAGCACGCCGGAGCAGACCCTTCTGCCCGCGGACAAGGAAGCCGAACTGATCCGGGACTTCGTGCGGGAGTGCTGCCGGAACAGCAAGGGCGCCAAGACCACGGCCGGGGCCGTGTATGACCATTTCCGCGTCTGGTGGAACCAGCGCAGCAAGGAGCCCCTGCCCAGCCAGAAGCGCCTGGGCGCCCTGCTGCAGGAACGCTTCGTCCGTCACCGCCGTGGTGGCCGCATCTGGTATCTGGACTTGGCATGTATTATGTAAAAAATATGTAATTTTTACATAATATTCTTGCCATTTTTCCTCAAAAACGGCACTATCCAGATACGGAGGACACCGATGCTGTCCAGCAGAGAAATCATCAAGATGCTCAAAGAGGCTGGATGGGAACATGTGGCGACCCAAGGCGATCACTGGCACTTCAAACATCCTGACCGCCCCGGAAAAGTGACGGTTCCCCATCCCAACAAGGACCTGAAGATCAAGACCATCATCAGCATCGAGAAGCAGAGCGGTCTGAAGCTGCGGCGGGGCTAGGGCCCCGCCCGCCCTGCTCCCCTCCGAGGAGGTTTTATGTACTACGTGGCGACTCTTGACCCGCATGATGACGGCAGCGGCCGTTACGACGTGACCTTTGCCGACCTGCCCGGCTGCGTCACCCAGGGCACGGACCTTGAAGACGCCCTGCGTATGGCACAGGAGGCTGTCTCCCTGCATGTGGCCGGAATGATTGCCGATGGCGAGAAGCTCCCCGAACCTTCCACCTTGGCTGCCTGCAAGACGCATGATGAACAGGAAGCACGGGAAGAAGGTTATACCTTGTCTGAAGGTACATTGTGGCAGTATGTCTCTTTCGAACCGGCGGTAAAGGCTGTCAAAGCGGCCTCTGTGCGTCTCACTATCTCTCTCAGACCTTCCGTTATCGCTCATATCGACGCTGTTGCAGAAGAACTCGGCCTCAGCCGCTCCGGCGTCATCGCTGTTGCGACCCGTGAATACGGCGAACGCCTGCGCAGCGCATCCCAGCGATGACCGGCCCAAACCGGAAAAAATAGGACAAAACCGGACAAAATCGGAAATCGTTTACATCTCTCGCTAGAATCTGCTAACTCCATGCAAAAGTCTGAAAGATTTTTGCATGGAGTTTTTTTATGCCCGGATACTGGAGAGATCTCTACGAAAAGATGCGGGAGGACCTGCAGTCTCCTGCGTTCCGCCAGTTCGGCAGTTACTCCATCGCCGGTCGCAGTTTCTCCTATCGCAGCCTTGACGACTTCCGCGCCCTCCTGGACTGGGTCAAGCGCGAGGCGGACAAGGAAGACGGCATCGCGCCCTATCGGGCTCGGCGCGTGGCTCGGAACGGAGGGCGGGGATGATGCGTCCTGTCGGCAGGGCCGCCCGGCGGCCACCCCTTAGCTGCATCGGCAGGCAGGCCCGGCAGGCTCGCTCCGGCTACAGCGGAGCGGCCAGTCCGCGGGGCATCGGCAACTGGATGCCCGCCAACGCGGATTTCAACCAGCTGCTGGGCATGGACAGTGGACGCATGCGTGCCCGCGTGCGTGACCTCGTGCGCAACTTCCCGCCCTTCGCCCGCGCCGTCAATGCCATGGTGGCCTTCACCGTGGGGAGCGGCGCCCGCTTCCAGTCGCTGGCCACCCTGCCCGACGGGAGTCCGGACATACCCGCCCGCAAGCGCATCGAGGATCGCTTCCGGGCCTGGATGGAGCATGCCGATGTGGCTGGCCGCCTGCACTTCTACGAGATCCAGCAGCTCTGCAAGCGGCAGGAGTGCGAGTGCGGCGAGTACCTGCTGCGCTTTGCCCGCCCGCGGGACAGGCGCCGCGGTCTGCTGGGCCTGCAGATCTACGAGCCGGAGAACCTGTCCAGCTGGCGCATCGAAGGTCAGGAGCCGGACAGCGATATCTGGCAGGGCATCGAGTACGACATCTGGACCGGTGAGCCCCTGGCCTACCATTTCCAGACCGTCTTCGGCTGGGAGCGCCAGCTGCGGACGTGGCGCGAGCCTGCCTTCAACGTGCTGCACGGTTTTCAGACCCTGCGTCCCGGTCAGCTGCGCGGCGTGACCCCCTTTGCCCCGGCCATCCTCATGGCCAGGGACATGGGCGACTACACCACGGCAGAGCTGGGCGCGGCCAAGATGGCCGCCAAGTGGCTGGCCTTCGTGAGCAGCGGCGATCCGCAGTTCTCCCAGCTCACCCGTACGCCGGGCGGCCTCTCCGGGGCGCTGCGCGAAGAGGTGGAGAGCCTCGAGGACATGACCGTCGAGTACCTCAATGACGGCGAGCAGGTAAATTTCGCGCCGCCCAGCCAGCGCCCTGGCGACAGCTTCGACCGTTTCGTGCGCCACACCCTGCGCATGGTCGCCATCTGCATGGACCTGCCCTACGAGATCCTTTCCGGCGACTACACGTCCATCAACTATTCCACCAGCAAGGCCAGCCGCAACGACTTTGCCATGTTCCTGGTGCCCCACCAGTTCCGGGCCGAGCAGCATCTCATCCGCCCCGTGTTCCGCCGCTGGCTGGACTGTGAGGCGCTGACCCAGGACTACCTGCCCGGCTACTGGCAGGACAAAAGCCGCTATCAGCGGGCCATGTGGATACCTGCGGGCATGCCCAGCGTGGACCCCCTGCGCGACGGCAAGGCGCAGATCGACGGCATCAACGCGGGCATCCTGTCTCCCCAGATGGTCATCCTTGGCGATGGTCGCGACCCCGAGGAAGTGGTGGAACAGCGCGCCGCCTGGGCCCGTCTCTGTGCCGCGCACGGCATCGATGCCACCACCGGCGCCGTGAGTACCTCGCTGGCCAATAACCCCGCCAAGCTGGGCGCTGTCGAGAGCGCCGAAAAATAGGAGGCATCCCCATGTCGTTTGTCACCCGTGCAACCCCTCTGGGCGATGGGCGTCCGCTGACGCTGGACGAATCAGCCCGATCCGTGGAGGTGGTGGCCTCCACCCAGGCACCCGTCACCGTATTTGACTTTGAGGAATGGCAGCCCATCCGTGAGGTCCTGCTCATGAGCGGCTGCCAGATACCCGAGTCCGGTCGGGTGCCCCTGCTGGACTGCCACAGCCGCGAGCATGCCGGGGACATCGTGGGCAGCTTTGACCACATCCGAGTGGAAGACGGACCGCAGGGCCCGCAGCTGGTGGGCCGGGCCGTCTTCTCGGCCACCCCGGACGGCGAGGCCCCGTTCCGCAAGGTGGTGGAGGGGCA